TCGGTGGCTGGCGCTACCCGCTAACGCTTGTGGGGCTTGGGCTCCGCAGGTGTAACGCCAGCTTTAGTTAGCGACCCTTCTTCACGTTATGTAAAATTAAAGAATCGCCCGCCGCCCTAAGAAGGTTCGCGACGATCTTGAACTCCCAATTTGTTGCCCATTCGAGCACGTCAACCGATCGAATTGGTTCCACATGGTCACGTCTAGTTGCATTCCAAGCCGTTCTGAACTTGTTCGACTGGCTTCGCTTCCGGACTTGGCCCGCGTGGTGACCTTGCCCTGCGGCCCTCACGGGTACGGATCGGCATTCTCCAGAAAAATGCCGAGCCAAGTGTTCATGGCTGGCCAAAAGTCCACAAAATCAGGCTCCGTAGGCCTTTCATGCCAATAGATAAGCCCGGACGCAATGCCGTCGTTGCTGCGAGCAGCAAAGTTCAAGCACAAATAGTCACCCGCCCCGTTGTGGAAAACCGTGATGACCTGTTGAGGATCAACTGGCATCCGGGCTATGGTGTCGAGGCTCAGATCGAACTGATTCGCCGAAAGCGGACACCAATCGCGTAGCGGTAGCGGTCCCATTGCGTTAGAAGCGAGAAAAGTCCAGCCATCGTGGACCTCAGAGTAAAACCGCCGCAGGTCTCGTGGCACCGATTGCCAAACGCCACAAAGCTGCTCGGGTACGGCCTCTTGGGCTGGAAGGCGACCTTCGAAGAAGTTGATATCTCCTCGATCGGCGGTATAGACGTACAGAAGAGATGGTGATTCGCTCTGGAACAGGATCAGCACATCTTGCAACCGGGTTCGCACGAAGTGCTCGACTGACGGGACATTGGCCACGAATCCCCTCAAACCTTCAAGCACAGCGTCTCGCTTGGTACGAGGATTGCACTGCAGGATGTTCAACCACGACTCGGGCACGTTGGCTCGCGACGGCACTTCGTTCGGCGTAGTCGCAAGCTTCGGTGAGTCGATGAACCATTCCAGTTTGGCGAGCACCGCTTTCTTGTCCATTTCTCGAACGCTCCTTTCTATGCCCATCGTCTTCTGCTTTGCTGCGCTTTGGGTTTCCACAACGGTCGCTACGGCATTGCGGCGTCGAGCATGAGCGCGCTCCCTGCTCAGTCCCGGATTGGTATATGTATGGCAAATGCTACTGGGCACGCTGTTCGCCAAGCAATTGATGGATGTATTGTTGCAACCTAGGACGCAATTTCTTTTCCTGCTCCATCATCTTTTCGCGAAACTCCGGGTCAACATCAACCTTGCCCTTCTCGTACCTTGTCCACTCTTCAAAGCTTTTGCTCCCCTTCGACTCATTTGCCGGCGCACTGAGGCCAACAAAATTGTCCTCGTAGTTCAATACCTTTATCTGGTTCTCAACGGTCAAGTCCCAGAAGCCGTCCATGTTGGTGATTGCCTTATAGCTGACGATATGATCGGCATGGAGTCTTTGAGTGATCTTCATTCCCGATGAAGCCGGGAAAGCCGGGTCGTCCATCCCGAATCTGACGCCTTTATTCACCTTGTTGGTCAGGGCGGTTGTAGGGGTGCGCGTGCGTAAGTCGGTCTGCAGTTCCGATATATCCTTTTGCCTTCGTGCGATCCCGCTATTTATGCTGTCGCGCTCCACGATATGCGGTGCTTCCCACATGTTCCCGTGTTCGTCTTGAATGTGGGCATCCAGTTTGGCGAGCTTCACCTGCAGGTCCGCGATCTGTTCGTTGAGCGCTCGGATCTCCTTGTTCTTCCTTTCCTGAGCTTTATCTCGATCCGTCGTACCCGGATTCTCTTTACTCTCGCAATCGGGGCACTCGCTGGATGGCTGCCCCCCATGTTCTGGACACGCGTCCAGCCCCAGGACGTCTACTGCGACGAGCGGATTCGACGTGTACGCATACAGGTTGAGCCCTCCCGATTGTCCGGCGGGATCGGATTGCAGATAGCGCCCGAGGGCTGGACGGTATGATCGGAACCGGTTGTAGTGCAATCCGGTTTCAACGTCGAACCAATGCCCCGGCCAACGAGGATCGTACTCGATCGCATTACCCGTTGCTACGCGAATCGAGCCGTAAGGCTCGATCTCTTCGGCGCGCCAGACAATCCGCGCCTTGTCGTCCTCGATCCACTCAGGCAGCCCGACCTGATTGCCGAAAACGTAGTATGCGTCGCCGGATTCCGGATCGGCGTCGCAGCTCGGGAAATCGATGAACATGAACGGCAGATACGACAGCTCATTCACATAGACGTAGATCCTCAATCTGCCGTCTGGGGCAACCTCCGCGGCCAGACGGTCGCTGTCCCAGAAGTACTGGGTGCGCGCTTGCCCCATCGTTTTTACGATACGCCGGCACAGGCCGTCATACTCGGCGCTCCAGATCTCCTGGCGATCGCTCCATTCGACCCGCGTCAGCAGATCGAGGCTATTGTAGTGATAGGTCGTACGACGGTTATGTTCGTCTATCTGCTCGGCAACGTGATTACGGCTGTTGTAGCGAAACGAACCGCACGCGGTGCTTAGAAGGCGGTTGCCCTCGGCATAGCGCATCCATTGGCACGTCGGCATCGACAAGAGGTTACCCCCGCGGTCGTACTCAAAGCGTCGAACGGTCCGTCCATCGCAAGTCTCGCCGACCAACCGGTGAGCGGCATCGTATTGGTATTCCGTTGTGCCGCGCGTGCTATCGATCACGGACCGCAACTCGCCCATCGCGCTGTACCGGTATTGCACGCTATGGATCGTTGTCGTGCCGCCCTCTGGCCAACTCAGCCTCCCGGTGCATCGACCGTCCGCATCAAACCCACACAGCACATTGGTGCGATTGCCAAGTCGAAGCAGTACCGTGCCGTCCGCTGCGCGCTGAAGACGATGCACGCGTCCACCCGGCGTATGAATCACGACTTCGCCTGCTGGACTCGCTTCGTAACGCACGACGAAGCGTCCGAAATAGGTCGTGCTCTCGAGACGTCCACCAACGAAGCTGTGCTCGATACCACGTCCATCACGCTTGTCGCATGTGCGGTGACCGTATGCGTCGTATGTGAGCGTGACATCGAATTTTTCCGTCGACGCCTTGGTAAAGTTGCCGCTATGGTCGTACGCGTAGGTATGCGTTTCGCCGCTCGCAAGGATGCGCTTGTTTTGCAAACCGTCCTCGCCCACCTCGTAACGCAGCAATGCGTTGCCGGCCCCATCGCGTTTTTCGATCAGCCGGTCGCCTACGTCGTGCAGGTAAGTCTCACGCACCACACCGTGCCGCGTGACGCTGATCATTCGACCTTTGAGGTCATACGCATAGGTGCTTTCGTTGCCGTTCGCATCGACGATAGCCGTGATTTCCTGCTTGTGCGAATACCGGTATCGCACGGTGTTGCCTAATGGATCGGTCTCGCTATCGCGCAGGCTCCATGACGCGATGCCATAGTGGTGCTCGCGTCCGTCTTTGTCGCAGAGTTGCACAATATTTCCGGCGGCGTCGCGCCGGAACCGCTCAACTCCACCGCGTTCGTCTGTACGAGCAACGACTCGGCCCCTGGCATCATGCTGCTCGCTGGGAGAAAATGCGGTTTTCTGAAATAGCGATTCCGCAACTTTCTGTATTTCTGGCGGAAGCAGAACCGAATCTGTCAGCTCAGTAGGCTTGGCCTCTCCCCATTGCAGACCGAGCGGCGTAGCCGGTACGGTGTGCGCCAATGGGTTGGGTAAGACCGGCGCTTCGTCTCTCGTCGGCCAGCGATTTCCCCAGCGGTCGATGCGTCCCGTGTTATTCCCGCGCCCGTCATAGAGCCAGCGCATCACGCGTCCGCCCGAATCGACCTCGCGAATGATTCGGCCGTCGTCGCCAGTCACGCGCTCGGTTGCCCCCCCATAAGGATCCATAATGCGCGTCACCGTCCGCGCCCCGTCGTACAGGAACGTCCACTTGCCGCCATCGGCACGCGTCACCATGGTGCGGCCTGGCTGGTAGTCGAGCACTACGTGCCACAGCCCGTCCTGGCCACTACTCTCAACGCAGCGGTCCTGGCTGTCGTATCGGTAAAAGAATGAGTAACCATTCGCGTCCGTTTCCCGGACCATCCGGCACCGGTCGTCATACCCGTGCGACGTCACCGCGCCGAGGGAATCGGTAAATGCCGCCAGACATCCGGCCATGTCGTAACGGTAGCGAACGATACGCTTCGTCTCTCCGTGCGGGGCCGTGTGGTAAACCTCAACGATACGACCGCGGTCATCGTAGCTGAAGTCGATCAACTGCCGACGACGGCCAGGGCCTTCCACCTGGACGATGCGCATGAGTGCGCCGTTGCGGGCATATTCCAGCGTGCTCTCGACACCATCCCGGACATGGTTCACGACCCTGGCCACGCGGTCACCTTCGTTCGCACGCTCGAAAGTCATGTCACCGAGCCGGCCGTGACGGAGCACGAGGCGACGCTCGTCTTGCTGCTTCAGTTCGTAGCCGGCGAAGATGCCTTCGTAACGGCCGGCTGCATTCCGGCGAATCGGATATTCCCGGTTGAGCGCGTCGACATAGATTGCTCGTGTGCGCAGCAGACGCAACTCGTGCTGAAAGTTATGCCGGAATCCAAAGCCAAGTGCTCCATCCTGCTCATTCCAGCCGCTGCAGTAGTAGCGTTCCCATTTGAACGCGGGCGCAATCCTCGTTTCGAAGTCGACAAACTCATTCTCTGCGGTGCCCCTAACCACGTCGATGGGATGTCCATCCCTGCACGGAGCGGCTCCTTTCCGCTTGGCTGCCATTCGAGCTCGGACCTTCTTCCCGATCCCATGCTTCGCCCCATGCCACATCATCTGCGAGTCTGGCAGCGGAAACCCGCCGATCAACACCGTCGGGTTCCCCAGCAGCAATGTCCCCATGCTTGGTTCGATACCAGGGTCCTTGCCCATCAGGTTGCTGAGCATCATGAACGCGAGATCCGCGGCGGTCTGCGCGGCCATCATTGCCGCCGCGCCGATCTCCCCTTGAGACGCGTCATCAGCAGCAGTCGCCGCCCCTGACGCCGGCCCGAGCGCCGCGTTACCAACCGACCACGCCTTCCCTGCTCTCCCCAACGCTTTTGCCCGACCCGTCACCTGCGCCGCCTCGCTCGCCACCTCTTCGCTTTTCTCCGCAGCGCTCGCAGCCTTCCCACCGGACTTTCCGATATGCCCCATCGGGTTGCAGTGCCGCGTCATGTCGATTCCCATGCGCGCGGCACGCATTCCGCCGATGAACGTATTGCTCGACCCGGTCTGAATGTCGAAGTAAGGCGTCAATCCGCCGCAAGTCGGCGCATAGCCGATATCCAGCACGCGGGCGGCCGGAATACCGCCGATCAACACGCTCAAACAACCGCTACCGATCGTCAGGCCGACGCTGGGCAACGGAAAGCCGTTGCTCGGCGGATGGGCATGCGCATGCGGCGTGCCGAGATGAGGAACGCCGATCGTCGCAGCCGGCATCCCCGGCATTTTGTCGAGCAGCGGGATCTGCGCAATACCCGTATTGAGCAACTGCGACGGCATGCTCTGGACGGAGGCAAGCGCATTCACCGCCTCGCTGACATGGTGGATTGCGCCGCCTTCCGACGAGAACGTCTGCTTGAACGGATCGAAGGTCGACTTGACCGTACCGAGCAGCGAATCGCACGCGGTGTCGGTCCTGGATTCAGAAGGCGCGGTATGGCTCTCGGTGGGCTCGGACGCACGCGTCAAACGGCTTGCCGTTTCACTCAC